CTTTCTCAGAAAAACCCGTATGATATCAACGTTTAGCAGCATCACGACAAGAACAGAGTATGCTGGCCAACTGAACAACCACTGAACAGGAGACACAACATGGGCACGAAATCACCACCGGCTCCCGCGGTCCAATGGCCAGAGGACATCCACACCAGCCAGATATGGATCGGCAACGGGGGCAACGACCGGTTCGAGGTGGCTGCCCTGCACAGTCACGAGGCTGGCCGCATCGTAATTGAGGCGCGCGCCATCACCGGGCAGCAGCTCGGGCCGGGGCTCCTGTTCGGGCTGGAGCACTTCCGGGAGCAGGCCGCGCCGACCTACCGGGATGCGAAGCCCCAGATCCCTGGTCAGCCTGGGAAAGAGTATCGCATCACCGGCCTATGCCCCAAGGACGACGAAAGGAAGACGACATGAACGCAAAGCAAGAACAACAGCAACACCTAGCCCGCGCGATGCTCAAGCTACGGGAGGCGATCAACGCACCCCCGCCACCGGTGCTAGAGCTGTCATGGTGGGACCGCCAGCGGCAGCGCTTCCCGCGTGTGACGGCGCTGCTGAGCGATCCATTGGGACTCGTGACGTCCGTGGGTATCGTTGCCGCGATTGCGGCCGATAGCCCATGGGTCCCGCTTGACGTCTGGATCGGCTTGGGCGTAGTGGCGATCCTCATCCGAGCTCGGCGCTGATGCCTAGTCCCGACGAGGCGAAGCAGCGGGCCCGAAAGATACGCGCCTACCACAAGCGTACGGGCATGTCACAACGGGCCGTGGGCGAACACTTCGGGGTCAGTGCAGCCACGGTCAACACCGCGCTCAAGGCCGGACGCAAGGCCAGCAAGCGCAAGCCGAGACGCAAGCAGCGCAAGGCCACCACGGAGCCAGCCCAGCCCATCGAGGACCATGACCCCTATCAGCGCACCCTGGCTGTGTTCGCCGATCTCCAGACCGCGTTGCGTCAAGCTGACAAGGATGGCGAGGGAGCCCTAGCAGCTCGGATACGGCGCGACATGGTGCCGGTGTTGCGCGAGCTGCGGCAGTCCGCGCCAGACGCTGCCGATGCTGCTGGCGTGACGGTGGACCCCATGGCCATGATGGAGCTGGGTCGCGCGGCGATGACCAAGCTCCGGGATTACGCGGATCGCGCTCGGGAGGAGCTCCTGGACAAGGTGCGTGACCGTAAGCTGTCGTCGGACGCGCTTGAGGTGTTGAGGCTGGTAGGCGTGCTGCCGGCGGTGGAGGGAGAGACCGATGGGTGATAGAAAAACGATGACGTTCGGTCAGAAGGCGGCGGCTCAGCTATGGGGCCAGGAGCAGCTGCGAGCGGTGCCGGCGGGCTGCGTTGGCTGTCGCTACCTTTCGAGGCTGGGCTATCCGCTGGACGACCACCACCGGCACGTATGCATCGACTGGTGCCCCCAGGGCTATGTGCCCGGTCGTCCACTGAGGGACACGTGAGACCACTGCCCAAGGCGGGCGACCGTATCCACTGTGACCCCAACCGCGACGACGGTGACGTGCCTCGCCGATGGCGCAACCCTAACCGGCGATCGGCTGTCGTGCTGGCGGTGCTCCGTGACAAGGGGGTCGAGGACGTGGAGCTGATTGTGTTCAAGGTGTGGGGCTCTCGCCGGGGCTGGCGTTACCGCGTGGAGACCGATGTGTGGTGGGATGCCAGCACCGGCTGGGCTCCTGGCTCGCTGCCGAGTCGACCGCGGGTGGTGTTGTGACCACCGCCGCGCAGTCCCCGCTAGTCGAGGTCATGACCTTGCTTGGTCGGCTCGGTTGCGCGGAGGAAGCTCTCGCGACTCTCACGGATCAGGAGCGGATAGCGCTCGCGGCACTGAGCGAGGCATGGGAGCGGCCGAACCAGACCATCCCTCCAGATACGGAGTGGGACATGTTCGCATTCATCGGCGCTCGAGGCACTGGCAAGACCTATCCCGTGAGCCGGTACGTTGCGGAGAAGGGGGCGAGCGGCGAGGCGATGCGGATCCTGCTCGTTGCCCAGTCGAAGCAGAAGGCTCGCGTCATCTTCGCAACGGGTAAGTGTGGCCTACTCAATCAGCCGCCGTGGCTCCGTCCGGTGCGCAAGGGGGACACGCTCATTTGGCCATCCGGGGCCGTCGCTGAAATCACCTCCGCAGCACCCACCGAGAAGAGCGAGGAGCGGGGCGACGAGTATGACCTGCTCTGGGCATCTGAGGTCAACGCGTGGGCTCGTGGGTGCCGTGTCGAGGTGTGGCGCAACGCCCGGCTATCGACCCGCTCAGGGGCTGCCAAGGTGGTGGTGGACACGACGCCCAAGAAGGGCAACCCGATCATCAAAGAGATCAAGGCGGAAGCGGAGGCGGACAAGAGCCGGCGCACGCGGTGGATCCATCACGTGGTCGAGGACAACGCGATCAACCTCGCACGGGGCTTTGTGGGCAGCATGCGGCGGGCACTGGCAGGCACACGAGCCGAGCGGGAGGAACTCGACGGCCTGGAAGCCGAGGACGGTGGAGGGCTCATCAAGGACGAGTGGATCGAGGGTGCGCGTCGAGCTGAGCCGCGGACCTGGAAGCGTCGGATCGTGGTGCTCGACCCGACGATCGCCGATGCCAAGACCGGTGGCAACGATGCGGGCCTAGTGTGCATGGGCACGGGCATCGATGACCAGATCTACATCACCCGGGACCAATCAGAGATCATGGCTCCCGACGAGTGGGCCAAGCGCGCGATCAACGCTGTGATAGACGACCACGCGGACTGTCTCGTCATCGAGACCAACCGCGGTGGACGCGTCATCGACTTTGGGTTGGAGCTCCTCGCTCGTGACTTCGGGCAACAGCTTACGGTGGTTGAGATCGGAGCCGTCACGCGGTACACGCCGGGCACGATCAACGTCAAGCTCGTGCACGCCAGAGCTGATAAGTCGACGCGGTTTGACCCGGCGATCGTCGAGTACAAGGCCGGTCATATATCGCACGTGATAGGGGCCGATCTGGAGTCGCTCGAGGAGACGCTGACTAGCTGTGACTTGGCCACCGTCACCACGCGCAACAGTCCTGGCGATCTGGACTGCGTAGCTTGGGGCGTCATCGAGCTCCGGCAGCTGTATGAGCAGATACGTAGGGGCGAGCCAGGGGGCCAGGCTGCGGTGGTCAAGGCCGCTCGGAAGCAGCACAAGGCGGACCGCTCGCCGGTGACTGGGCTGCGGCCGACGCTTGGTCGAAAGAGACGGAGGGCGAACCTGCTCTAGGTCCCTGTCGGTCTCACCTCGGACGCGGGGCCAACATCGGCAGCTGCTTCTCCTTCTGCTTCGCCTTCCACGGATCCCTTGGCCTCTTTCAGGGCCTTGAACTCGGCCACCATGAGCGATCCCTCGTCCGTGTTTTCGAGTGGGGTGAGTCCCTGTGATCGTCGCGCCTCATCGACCTTGACCACGACCGCGATGTCTGTTGGGGCAAGCTCCACTGACGACTCTTGTGCAGCTGCTTCCGCCGGCACCGTGACCTGCGGCACTCCGAGGCGATCCGCGTACTCGTCCGCCCATGGCTGGGTGAGGATACCGGCCGATTTGCGGGCCTGGTAAGCGGTCGTGAAAGCGTCCTCGTTCGCGGCTTGGTGCTCCCGCTTTTGCTGCTCATCCGGGTCTGGCATCAGGTAGCGGCGTTGTGGCGCAAGGCTCGAGTCGCCTTGGTTGATGGCGGCCCATGGCTCGATGACTCCCTCGTGGATGCCTCGCTCGATGGCCGCCTTGTCGCCTTGGATGACCGTTGAGGCCACGTCGAACAGCTTTGCTATATCTACACCGGGAGCACCTCCGGTGGCGCCTAGTGCTCCGTCCGTGCCGTTGTAGATGCGCTGAGCAGACTTCGCCGCGCTCAGTCCCAGCTCTTTCCAGATCTCCCACATGCGCGATGGGTTGCTGAGGATCTCGATCTCCGAGCCAAACTGAGCCAGCCCATAGGGCATGTCCAGGCTTGCCATGTCTTCGAGCAGTGCCAGCATGGCGAGCGCCTCAGGGCTTGTCGTGGCCTCCCCGGTGGGCGCGCCAGCATCATCGAGCACCGGGACTTGTAGCGGTTGTTGCTCTGGCAGCCTGCCGATGATCTTCGAGTTGCCGTGGCTGTTGCTGCCCCTGTTCCAGTCCCGGCTGGAGTAGGCGGCTGATGCCCACGTGAGGGCTCCCGGGAGGAGCGCTGCGTCATGGCGCCATGGGAGCAGGTCGGAGCTGCGGTAGACCGTCCAGCGCCCATCGGCGTGGGTGATGGGGATCGAGGTCAGGTCGACCGTCTTGCCCTGTCGCTTGGCACGCTCGGATAGGTCACCGGCGAGGGCGTCCCGGTCCTCTTGCGAGGTCATGGCGTCGACTGACGTGTACAGCTGATCCTCCCATTCGCGATACCAGACGAACTCGAGCGGCCATGGCCGGTGGACCACATCGTGACGGCTCCCATCGGGGCGAGCTGTCCACGTGTTGTAGCCGATGGCGATGGCGTGGTTGGCGAGATCGCCGTTAATCGTTTTGATAGTGCCGCGGCTGATGGCGGTGCCTCGCGAGGGGCCAGGCTCGCCGAATAGGATCTCCCCCTCCCGTGCTACCCGTTGGCTCGCTGGCGACGGCCCCTTGGCACCGGGTGACATGGCTGGCTCGAGTGACACGGCCAGAGCAGCGAGCGGAGCCACGCGGACTTTCCAGGCCGTGAACAGGTCGGGATTGGTGCGCATCGCCACCGCGAGCTGTACGGGCCGGCGGAACCTGCCGGCGATCTGCTCGTCCCGCGCGCTCATGATGTCCTCGAGCGACCAGCCGAACGCGGCGGACGGGATGGACTGATGGAACGCCGGGACGCGTAGGTCCCTCATCCGGAACTCGTCACCTCGTCGTATCGGCTGCTGAGCCTTAGAGGCACCTAGGAGGGCGGGGAGGTTTCGGGCAACAGATATGAGTCTGGAGAGTAAAGACGCCTGCATGCCCCTATTCTGGGGCAGCAATCAGCAATCCACTAGCGTCAGATACGGCCGGAGGCGATCGGGCGTACTCTCACAGTGCGTAATCGCTCACGTAGGACCGCGGCGCTCGTGCTCGTGATGGGGAGCCGCGCCACACCTCGAACGATGGTCCGCTCATCGAGGCCCAACAGCTCCCGGGCCCTGGCGTCACCGCATCGGAGCACCACCGCTCGTGCTCGTGCTGCTTCGTCTCGGGTTAGGATCGTGCGTGCTCGTCTATCCATGCCCTATAGTTTATGGGCTAAGTACGCGAAATGCAAACAGTTGTCCGGGTCTTGCACTGTCCGAGCTGATCGCGCCAAAATTGGAGCGTGGGAAGCAAGCTCTGGCAGACGATCATGGCGACGGCAACTGGCCGGCGAAAGATGCGACGACGCGTGCTGCTCTCCGGCGGTAGCGGGAGCGTCCGGCGGCTGTCGATTGAGATCGAGCTAGGCCCTGACGGTGAGCCCCCTGCGGAGTTCCGCCTGTTCAAGGCTGGAATCAACTCGACTCGCAACGGGCCCTACCTGTTTGATGCCGAGGCCGCACGGCTGACGATGGCTGCGTTCGCCGAGCACGGCACCGATGTGATGATCGATCTGGAGCACCTCGCGGTCGCTCCGGGTGAGGTCACCGGCGACGCTCGCAACTTCGACCCCGACGCCAGGGGCTGGGCGAAGCTCGCTCTTCGCAACGGGGAGCTCTGGGCTGTCTCCGTAAGCTGGACTCCAGATGGTGTCAGGCGGCTGAAAGAGCGGACACAGCGCTACGTGTCCCCCGCGTTCGATGTTGACGGTGAGGATCGGGTTATCTCGATCCACAACATCGCCCTGACCGCCACCCCCGCAACAGATGATGCGTTCCCGCTTGTGGCACGCCAAACGATTGGAAAAACAATGAAGCTCTCCGAGTTCCTCAAGCGCTGGCACAAGCTCTCTGTCTCACAACGATCCCTCCCTGCCGGTGACAAGCTGCTGGCGTTGCTTGCGATCGACATGAAGACCTTGCAGTCCGTGGTTAAGGCCATGGGCGGTGACCCGTCTGGCGACCTGACCAGCATGTTCTCGGCGGTCCGCATGTTCGCGGACGAGCTCGCGGCCAGTGTCACCGGTGATGCTGCCCCCATGCCCATCGAAGGCGATGATGCCGGGATGCTCGCGGACGATCCGGCCACCCCCACCCCAGCCCCTACCGAGGGCGACTCGGTCGCGGCTCGCGCGGTGACCGATGAGTTGGAGCTGCTCCGCAAGAGCAACGCCGAACGGGATGCCAAGCTCAAGCTGCTCCAGACGGAGCGAGACGAGCGCATCCAAGCCGACCGTGTAGAGCTGTGTCGCCAAGCCGTGGCCACTAACGCGCTGCGTCCTGGTCAGGTCTGGCAGGACGGTGAGGACGGGAAGCCCCAAGCGTACCTGAACACGATGACGCTAGATGGCATCCGCCAGCTCATCACCACCGGCGGCGGTAGCCTCTCCCCCACGCTGCTCTCGGTCACCCCGCGACCCCCGGTCGATGGCTCGATCGTGACCGCGGAGCCTGGCATCGAGATGAGCGAGTATGAGTCCAAGCGGCTCCGCGCCACCGTGGATCGCATCCGGGCCAAGGACAAGCTGCCCCAGGCCACTGATGGCGACTACATGCTCGCCACCGAGCGCTATCAGGACCATCGCGGCCAACAGCTCAAGTGGGCTGAGAGCGAGGGCAAGCATCGGGTGGTCGTCAGGTACGGCCGCAAGATCGAGGAGATCCACACCCTGTCCACCGTCACTGGCAATCTGCGCGGTGACTGGCTCAAGCTGTTAACCAACCCAGTCCAGCCGATCGAGGCGTTCGGCCCAGCGAGTCAACGAAGCCTGGAAGAGTTCAGGACCGAGTACATGGTCAACCTGGCTGCCCAGCTCGAGGACTGGACGGGCGATATCGGTGACGTGCTCTCGAGCGGGTCACTTCGGACCACGTATCCTCTGGACTTCCAGTCCATGAAGTACCTCAAGCGGACTGCCCAAGCTGCTCCCGCGAGCACTCCCCAGTCAGCGGAGATCAACGTCAATCAAGACGAGTATGTTCTGGCTGCCGAGGGTGAGCTCAAGCGCATCCTCCGCGGCGACTTCGCTTACCTTAAGAGCTGGCAGAGCAAGGCCGGTCAGATGGCCCGTGCTCGCGTCCGTCTCCGTGGTCTGCTCATCATCACCCTGCTCGAGGCCAACGGGCTCTGGGCACCGTCCGACGCCGTCCCGGCCGGACTGGACACCAAGAACTTCTTTGCGACCGACCACGCCGCTAACCCCTTCGATTCCCTCGCCGGCACCGGCTCCAATCTCAGTGGCGCAACCCAGCCCCTGAACGCGGACAACCTCACCACTCAGAAAGCGGCGATGCTCTTGGTCCCGTTCTTCGACGGGATCGACATGGCTAAGGAAGCGAGCGACCTGTTCCTTCCGACTGCGATCGCCGAGAAGGCTCGACTGCTCCTCACCGTCCAGGACGTCATCCTCCGCGACAGTGCGGCTAAGGATGCATCGGCTGGCGTCACGAATGAGCACAAGGACAGCGGCTTGGGTCGCATCCTCGCCCCACAGCTGACCGGCGCTGGAGCCGCGTCCGACCACTACCTGATCAGTCGTGACATCATCGCGGACGGCTTTACCCCGTGGGTCATCGCCGAGGATCCGATGGAAGAAATCCGGGAGTGGGACCAGAACTCCGGCTACTACAAGGACACCGGTAAGATCAAGATCCAGAGTCATCTCGGCATGAGCGCGGTCCTGCTCTGGTGGCAGGGCATCCGTAAGGTTCGAGGCGCATAGGATCCCGCAACCACAGGCAAGCAGCACTAAGGACCAAGGACCAAAGCAATGGCACTCGACAAAGAACACTCACAAGAGCAGCTCGCCTCCTATCTGGCCGAGTCACAAGCACGCATCGCCGGTTCCGCGGATGAGATCTTCGAATCGGCGATGGTCCATGCCAAGGCAGACGGCTACGTTGTCAAGGTCGGCGACAGTGGCGGGCTCGGTATCGGGCCGGTGCTCGGTGTGGCCAAGTTCGGGCAGGACAACAGCTCCGGCTCTGACGGTGACAAGAACATCGATCTGCTAACCGGACTGTTCGCACGCAAGAACAGCGCTGGCTCCGCGGTGACGATCGCTGACTTCGGCAAGATCATCTATGCTGAGGACGATGAGACCGTAAGCGACGACGACACGGATCCCGTTGCCGGGACCATGTGGGGTTTCACGGAGGAGAGCACCCCGCGCGTCATCGTGCTGATCGGTGCAAGTAGTTCCGTATCAGATCTCGCTGCTGACCTGGCTTCGATCCTCAATGGCTTCGGCGCGAGCATGGTCGGAGTCGAGGACGTGGCCGGCACCTTCGCCGGTGCGGACGTTGAGGCGGTGCTCGCGGAGATCATCACGCTCCTCGCGAGCATTGTCGCTACCGAGGGCTCGGCCATGATCGGGACCGAGGACGTCGGAGCCTACTTCGCCGGTGCCACGGTCGAGGCGATCCTCCAAGAGATCGGAGCGAATACCGGCGCTGGTGTCGTGGGTATCCTCGATGCTGCTGCCCACTTCGCAGCCGTGGATGTGGAGGGCGCGCTAGCCGAGAACGCTACCGCCATCAACGTGCTTCGACCCGGGGCGCCGATGATGAACAGGGTGATCATGCTCGGTGCACCTGGTGCCATCGTGGCACTGGACACCGTGACGATCGGCACCGATATCTACGAGTTCAACGCCGCGACCCCGCCCGCTGCTGGCACCGCCGGCAGTATCTGGGTCTACCAAGGCGCCAACAGCGCGGACTCCCGGGCCAATCTCATCAACGCCATCAACGGCGTTATTGACGCGCCGAACATCACCTATGACGGCGCGGTGGTCGAGACCATGCTGGCTGTCGCCGGGACCACTCTTGGCACGGTCAACATCAACTCAGCCGATGCCATCGGTGGGGCAATCACTCCAAGCGCCGTCGGGGTAGCGTGCGCCGAGGGGCTGACGACCGTCACGGACATCTGGGATGCCAATGCCACGTATGCCGGTGAGGCTGCTGGTGAGACCCAGAGCCAGATGGTAACTTTCGCGGTCACAGCCGCCGAGATCACCGCCGGCTTCGTGGAGATCTACTTCGACTTCACTCCGACTTCGGTGATGCTGAATGACCGGAACGTCCCCATGCATGATGAACCGTACACCATCACCGGTGACGCGGTGGTGCTGACGCTGACGGGTGGTGGAGCTCCCAACATCCAGGCCGGTGACGTCATCGACATCCACGTACAAGGCTAGACCGGCGTCCCTCTCCTGTGGCGCTGCCCACTTCGGTGGCCGCTCCTGCCCCCTCCCGGTCCCTCCCGGTTGGGGGCTTGAGTGGTAGGAGCTACCGTGTCCGCCTATTGCACCACCCAAGACGCGTTGAGCTGGCTATCAGCCGGTAGCGTTACTGATCAGCAGCACCTGCTGGCATCGGTCGTGATTGCGACGGATACCCTGGTCCTCAATGGTCACAACCTCGTCACGGGCGACCCCTTCGAGATCCGGCTACAGGTAGGTGACGATCTGCCAACTCCCCTCGCCGAGGCGACGGAGTACTACGCGATCGTGCTCACTCCGACCACCTTCCAGGCGGCGCTCTCCGAGGTGGATGCCCTGGCCGGTACCGAGATCAACATCACCGCCACCGGGACCAGCGTGGCGGCAATCCTGCGCATCCCTTGGACTCGCATCATTGAGCGTGTCTCCGGCGAGTTGGATGAGCTCATGATCGGTTCCGCCATGCCGTTGGATCCAGCCATGAGCATCGATGACGTGCCGAGCATCGTGCGTAACTACGCCTCGCTGATGGCCATCTCCCGAGCTGCTCTGTTCACGGGCCAGGCCGATGACAGCCTCGATGCTGAGATCGAGCGGGCGCAAAAGCGACTCGACGTGTATGCCTCTGGCAAGCCTATCCGTGCTGATGCTCCGACCGCGACCAATCACGCGGTGTCCGGCACCGGAGCAGATCCTCGCGGTTGGACTGTAACCGGGGGGACCATCCCATGAGTGGCGTACGCAAGCGGTCCGGCACGAGTCTCAGCGGCCTATCCGCGAAGCTCAAGGACATCCCGCGCACGGCCGCGATCGGGGTGGCTCGGATTGCTGCTGGTAAGCTCAGCTCTGCGGTCCTGGCATCGTTCGACGCTGGCCAGACGGCATACGATAGCGCCAGGCCGCTCGGCAGCTCTGGCAATAAGCTCACGCTGGTTCAAACGGGGCGAGTGCGTGGCTTGTTGAGGTTTCTCTCCGATGGCACCACGAAGATCCGCGCGAATATCGGTGTCCCGTATATGCGATACCTGATCCGATACGGGATCCTCCCGGTGGGACCGCTGCCGATCAAGTGGCGTGCGATCTTCGACGCTGAGAAAAAGAAGGTTCTTGACGCGGAGGTCGCGAAGCTCTGATGCCGACCTACCTCAGCGCAGCTCTCCGCACCCAGCTCGTGACGCAGCGCGTCCCCTATGAGCTCGTAGACGGACCTGAGCGACTCAACCAGGGGCCAAGTGTAGAGCCGCATGTGACCCTCCAGCGTGACCCTACCGGCGACACTTGGAAGCCTGCGATTAGTCGAGTGGGCAACAACCCGAGCTATCTCATGACGAGGGTTATCGGGATGCAGCTGCTGATCTACATGCAAGCGCGCAAGGCATCGCCGAGCACCCTCGACCATGATGATCAGACCGACTCGGTGGTCAAGCAACTTGCGGTTGCGCTCTACCATGTCTTTGGGCACGGGTTCGGGACTCGGGTGGAATGGCGCTTCAAGCCGTCTCGTTTTCTCACCGTGGCTGAGATCGATGAGCTCAACCTCACTCGTTGGCCGGGCCGGATCTACCTGCTCCCCTTCGACTTCGATGACGCGATCCTGGACAAGGATGCCGAGGGCGACGCTCTACCCACGTTTGAGTTTGCGACGGGTGACGTAGTCACGACCATTACCACTAGCGGCTCCGGCTCAGCCGGTGGCCTACCATCAGCAACAACGGAGCTTGACGACTCATGACCCTACCGAGCGCAACCACGACCCTAGAGCAGGTAGCTGGCCCCAAGGCAACGGGCTCCGATTTGGTGACCATCCTGGCAGCCGTGCCGACCAATGCCGATATCACCCCGCGGCTCTATGCTCGCGCCGATGACATCGAGACGCAGCACGGCTATTCGCAGGGGCTGGATCGCGCATCGGTATTCATCGCGATTACCAACTTGCCCGTGCTGTTCGTGGGCTTGCCTATCGATGTCCAGGGTGCCGTAGGGCGCTTTGACGTGTCGGGCAACAGCAACACCTCCGTCGTTACCGTGGCGGCCGGCGGCGATGGCTCGCTCGAGGTGGTGCGCGGCATTTGCAAGGTGGTGACCGGCGGCATCGTTGGCACCGCGATCATCAAGCTGAGCATCTCGCTCGATGGCGGGCACGTCTACAAGTCGGTACGTCTCGGGACCGCGAACAGCTACGTCATCCCCAAGGTGGGCCAGACGCTGTCGTTTGCGGCTGGTAGCCTGACGGCCGGTGAAACGGCCCTGACATGGTCGAGCACCGCTCCGACCGCGTCGAACAGTGACATCACGCTGGCCAAAACCGCGCTAAAAAACCAGGCCAAGCTGAGTCGCGCTTGGTTCTTGGCCTATGACATCGAGGCCTCGTCTGATATTTCCCAGTTCAAGACGGAGGTCGATGCCTACGAGACGTCAGACGACCGTTATGTGCAGGGCTATGCGGGTATCCGGTCCAAGGATCCGCAAGCCGAGCTGAGCCAGCTACGCGTGTGGATGACCGGCTCGCCAGCTATCACGTTCGCCGATGCTGGAGGAGCTGACACGATCACTCGTGCGGCTGGCTCATTCACGACTGACGGTTTTACCACTGGTGACACGGTCGTTATCGCTGGTGCCGTTGCCGGCGGTGGAGCGAATAACGTCACCGCGGTCCCGGACACGTTCGCGGCATTGGTCCTCACACTCGGTGCAGCCGATCCCCTGCAAAACGAGGGACCGATCGCCGGGGTAACGATCTACGCGACCCCGACGCTCACCTTTGTGGACGGCGGCGCAGGTGTCGACACCATCGTCCGCAACCGCGGGAGCTGGTTTAACGATGGGTTCCGCGTGGGTGATAGCGTCGCCATCACCGGGACCGCGAGCAACAACTACACGGCAGTGATCACGGTCCTCACCGCGACTACGATGACGTTCATCACCGGCACCGTCGTTGCCGAGGTGATCGGCTCCTACGGCGTGACCATCATCTCGGGCGCTACCTACGCGGTGGACGTAGCTGCCATGGAGATCGCGTTCGCCACGGTCACCAGTGACCAACGGATCGAGATCAGCTATGGCCGGCTGTGGTACTCGTCCCCCGTAACGGGCTACAAGCTGCGCTACCCGGTGGCACTGGCTGACATGATCCGCAGCTTCCAGCGGGATCTCTCCGAGACCACCTGGGAGAAGGGCGTGGGGTCGCTGGCAAATTGGGGCATGACTGACCCGGACGGCCTGCCCTTCGAGTACGATGAGCGGCTCTATCTGGCAGCTGAGCCGGCGGGCTTCACATGCGCTCGGACGTGGGCATCGGACGCCAGCGGAGCCCCCTACATCGCCGTTTCACAGACACGCCAGGGTGACCAGGGCGTGCTGCTGCAATCGCACTATGCCCGTGTGGGCAACCTCGCTCAGACCGTAGCGCAAGCCGATGGCGAGAACATCGTGGGCTCGCTCCTCGTGACCAAGCGGCCGGACAGTCTCGGGCGCAAATACGCCACTACCGCGAGCCTGGCCACCATTGAAACCAAGTTCAACACGGGCCTGACCCGCGCCCTTGGCGGCACGACTCGCAGGGGCATCGGTCCGCGGGCATCACAGGCCGTCTACACCGCTGCGACGGATGACGACTTCGCAGCATCAGGCGCCAAGCTCAATGGCTCGATAGAGCTCAACGTGCTTGGCACGATCTTCACAGTCCTAACCGCAATCAGGATCCAGTAAAATGGCTGTCGACACCGCACCAGGCGAGCAATACATCCAGGGTAAAGAGGTCTCGTTTTCCGAGGTCAAGGCTACCGCTCACGTGCCCGGCGGCGAGTCTTTCGAGATGACCGATTGGAAAGACATCACGTGGAAGACAGCCGTTACTGTCGGCAAGACCCGGAGTCGGGGAACGCCCAACCGGCGAACCTCTGGCATCTCGGATTTCACGGCTGCGGCCATCTTCTACCGCGGTGGAAAGATCGCTGTCATTAATCAGCTGGCCATCATCGCCGAGGCCAACGACCTGATCCGAGACGGTGATATGGTGATGTGGGGGATGGTCGAGTTTGACCTGGAGATCACGTTCTCCTATCCCGGCGAGGATCAGATCTCCACCATCGTGCTCGAGGGCTGCAGGTTCATCGATGACGATGAGAAGAGCAGCGAGGGCGAGGCGCCGCAGGAGGCCGCATTGACGATCGATCCGATGAACATCTACGAGCTGATCAACGGCCGCAAGTGCGTGCTGAGGTAAGCTCGGACCGAACAGGAGAGGGACCCATGGAACCAACGAAACCAACCGTCAATGATGACATCGAGGAGCTCGAGGAGAAGATCGCCGAGGTCCGCAAGCGTCGTGCAGCTCAAGCCCAGAAAGAGCACAAGCCCTGGCTCGTGCAGAATCTCAAGGATCAGCTAGCCCTTGCAGATCTCGAGGACGAGCACGGCCCCAACCGTGTCTGGTCAATCGAGTTTGAAGGTTGGAAGGCGGAAGAGGGAGCGGCAACGCTGATCGTCGTGCTCCTCCCGACTCGGAGTGAGAAAAAGTTCAAGAAGTTCCAACAGCTCGTACTTAAGAACCGCGAGCGCGCTCCACAGGTCCTGACTGCCATTGAGCAGCTCGCACGCACTTGCGTGGTCTATCCCCACCCGGAGGAGCAAAAGGAGCTTTACACCGGTACGGTGGAGCTTGCCGCAGGGATCCTATCGGAGGCGGCTGACTTCATCGGGGCCAAGCTCCGTGGCCAAGCGGAGGAGGACTCAAAAAAATAGCGGAGATGGTAGCGAAGGCTAAACGCTACTCAAGCACACTAGGGCAATGTTTGACGAAATGGGGCGACGGATCGATCGAGGCGGAAGCCGGGGCTGAGGTGGTCGCTGATATGATCCTGCTCGTCCGTGACCGGATGCGAAAAGGAATGTAATGGCGGACGGCAGCTCATACGAGATCAACGTGCAGGCGAAGGGCCTGGGGGTAGATGCTACTGCTTCCCAGATTAATGCCCTTGGCACGTCTCTCGATGTGGCTGACAAGGTCGTCACGCAGTTTGATAACGCCCTGAAAGCGGCCGGTGCCCAGCTCAAGCAAGCGGGTGCGGCGGCGGCGGCGGCTAGTGCTGGTTTGTCGGAGGCTGAAACAACCTACAAGTTCCTCGAGCGTGCAGCGATACGAGCAGGCAAGGCCGTCGAGAAAGCCGCTGCAAAGGGCAAGGACACGTCAGCGTTGAAGGTGCGCGCATCGGAGGCCGCGGCTGCCCTGCGCAAGCAAGGGGCGGCTGTCGATGCTGCCAAGGCCAAGGCCACATCCGCAGCGGCTGCGGAGCTCAAGCTCGCCGCATCCTTCAAGGCGGTAGGGAGAGCGGCATCAACCGCGGCGGCGAAAACCAAGGCTCTTGGCCGTGCTCAGTCCGGGGCCAAAAAGTCAACGCGCGACCTTGGCGCTACCTTCCAAGCCCTTACCCCGATGATGGGAGCGGCCGGCGGGCGTCTCGGTCAGATGACGATGCTACTCGGTACGGGCGGATGGATCGGGGTCGCGTTGCTCGCGGTCCTGGCTACGGTCCTGCTTGCTGCTGCGTTTGTCTATCTCATCGGTAAAATGCTCAAGTTCGCCATCGCATCCGACAAGGCGACGAGTAAGAAGTTTGAGAAGTCCGCCGAGCGCCTATCCAAGAACATGAAAAAGCTGTTCGAGGGCGTGCGAACTGACAAGCTCGTCAAGCCGGTCAACAAGCTGTTGCAGCTCTTCGACAAGAATACGAGCGCCGGCAAGGGCCTGGCCAAGATCATTGAGTCGATCATGAACCCGCTGATCGATGGCATTGTCGAGGCGCTCCCGCTCGCCAAGGAGTTCTTCAAGGGCATGATCCTGGGAGCGCTCAAGCTCATCATCATCGTGCTCAAGCTTCGAAACGCTATCCTCCGCGCCATCCCAAAGGAGACGCGCGAGAAGATCATGAACACGGTGGAGTCAATGCTCTCGCTCGCGAATGTGGCGAAGGCTGGAGAGGTCGCGTTCTTCGCGCTCGCCATCGCGCTCGGTCTGGTAGCGGTTGCTGGACTGCTATTGGTTGCCGTAATCGTCATACTCATCGCTTTGTTGTTGGCTATCCCGATCGCGGTTGGGGTCGTCACCGCTTGGCTACTTGGGGCATTCGACAAGACTGGAGACAAGTGGGAGAAGGACGGCAAGAAAGCCTCCAAGGGGCTGATTGGTGGCATCGTTGACGGCATCAAGTCCGGTGCTGGCGCAATCGGAACGGCGATGGCTAGCCTTGCATCGGGGGCGGTCGCGGCGTTCAAGAGCGCCCTCAGTAGCAAGTCCCCGTCTCGGGTGTTTTTTAAGGTCGCCGAGACTGGCATCGGCGGCGGCGTAGTCAAGGGGCTCGAGGCTGCTACTCCGGCAGTCATGCGCGCATCGACAAGCATGGCAGACGCAGCATCCGAGGGAGCACGTACAACCTCAGACTCCCCCGGTGAGCCGTTCGCACCAGTGACCGCAGCAAGGGGCGGCGGGGCAGGCAACGGCGGCGGCGGCACCGTCACGGTCACCATCGAGGACGGTGCTGTCCGCATCGATGCTCCGACTGGCGACGCTGAGGACATCGCAACGGCGGTCCGTAATGCACTCCAGGAGACCCTAGACAACCTCGCGCTCCAGCTCGGCGGTGGCGAAGTAGCGGAGGCGACCTGATGCCCCTTGCACCACTAGACGATGCTGCGTGGGACAAGCTGGTCATTTTTTGGCAGGATCAGCCCTGGCAGTCACCCGGAAAGACCACCGTCAAATGTAGGCGAGTCATCGGGTGGGACAAGAAGGCAGCACAGGGGCAGAAGGGCGCCAGCTCTGAACGCAAGGGCGAGCCGTTGAAGACATGGACCTCGACTCATCAGCTCACAGATCAGGTCAAGATGGTGGACGGGGTCGCGATCCCAAATGACTTCGAGCAATGGGACGTGTGGGAGTTCTTGCTGGCGCGAAGCTACGATGAGGACAAGCCCAAGGCGCTCTCTGTGTTCCACCCTGAGCTGTATCGACAGGGGGTCGAGGCGGCATCCGTGGAGGAGATCGGCTCGATGGTGCGCGATGGCGTTGGCGGCGCTACCATCGAGGTCAAGTGGCTTGAGTTCCGCCCCCCGACACCTACCGGCGGCGGCGGTAGCGGTGGTGCGGTAGATCCAGACGATGAGCCAGACGGCCGCACCGAGACGGATGACGCGATTGACAAGGCACTGGCCGAAATCGATGCGCTCCAGAAAGAGGGCGAGGCGCTGTGAGAGCCGCGCTCAACAACCGCACCGTGCTGCGGGCCCGCGTCATGCTCCCGGCCTGGGGCATGCCATACGCCGATGTGGAGATCGACGGCCGTGAAGCGCTCGACAGTGGCACGGTACAGCTCGTGATCAATGACATGGTGCTCAACGGTACCGTAATCACATCCGGGTCATGGCGCGGCCGGCGGCGTTACCGCATCGTGGGCGGTGCCGGCGGTTGGGGCAAGCCCATCGCGGCCAAGGCGTACACGAGCGACTGGCAGGTACTCAAGGCTACCGTAGTGAGTGAGGCCGCTGTGGATGCTGGCGAGCTCATCGACTCCAGCGGGGTCGAGGGCGATGACGACTTCTTGACGGCGTCACTCGATTCGGCGCGCTCCCGGTCACCGAGTTCGTCGCCGATGCTGCTCGAGTCGACATGCCCGATCGCGCGGTCGGTCGCATCGAGCTGGCTCCCATCGCTGCCGTTTCCTCGCTTGTCCCGGGGGTCGTGGTGGATGGCATGCCGGTGGTGGACGTCGAGCACCGCATCGAGGATGCGACGCTTAGGACCAGCGTGTGGGGCGAGCACGGGGCATCGTCGCGGCTCCCCTCGGCCATGGCTCGGCTGGTCGATGCTCTCACCGCCGATGCCCGGTATCGCGGGACGTACTCGTTTCGCGTCGTATCACAAGATGGGGAGCGCCTTGACCTGCAACCTGAGCGGACCGTGACCGGGATGCCATGGCTTCAACGTGTACGTGCTCGGCTGGCTCCTGGCATTAAGGCAGAGTACACGCCGGGGAGCTCCGTGCTGGTCGTGTTCGTGGATGGCGATCCAGCGCGTCCTGCGGTGGTGTCAGGTTCCGATCCAGACTCCCCGGCGTGGTTGCCAGATACGCTCGTGCTAGACGCTGACAGCGTGGAGATAGGTGACAATGCCGATGTAGATCTGGCTGCGGCCTGGGCTCCTGTCGTGCGACTCGGCGATACTATTAGCGGGGTGGTAGTTCCCGGTGGAGCTGGCTCTGTGGTGGTCACATCCTTGACTCGCGTTGACGCGCAACCACCAACGAGGGTCAAGGCATGACCAGTGTAGCTGCCACCCGTACCGCGGAACTCCTCGCCGAGCTGCCGGCGGTATCGGAAAAGCGCGAGCGTGACCCGCGAGACTACGGGCGCGACACCTTGTGCATTGATAGCCTCCAGACGGGCCGCTATGCCACCGGCACGCTCCTGATAGGTCAACGCCTGTATCACCGGGTCACGACTCAGCCGGGCACCCTCCGGGGCAGTAAGACACTCCGAGATTTCGGCTTGGACTTGCCGGCCTACATTGGGACGGTGACCAACAACCGATCGCTTGAGGCGTCTGTTGGTCCACGTGTTGAGCAGGAGATGCGCAAAGATCCAGAGGTGCTCTCTGTAGTCGTGACGGTGACGGCAACCGAGACGACCAACCATCAGATCACCTGGGAGATCGCTTGCGACGTACGCAGCGCCGCTGGTCCATTCCAGCTGGTGATCGGTGTTGACGAGGGGCTGACCGCAAGTCTGCTCAAGCTGGAGGATAGTGGCTCATCATGACCGTCCCGACACTCGCGGATCTGCTCGCACGCTCGACCTTGACGGAGATCTACAACCTGGGGATCACGGTCGCGCGTGGCTTGGGGCTCCCGGTGGATTCGTGGATCGATGGCGACGCAACGAAATCGCTTTATTGGTACATGGCTGAGGAGCTTGACTCGCTCGAGGTCATCGTAGTTGGCTACATTTCGAGTGGGTTCTTGGACTTCGCAGCTGCTGATCCCGCGCGCTACCCATGGCTCGTGCGCCTGGCTGATCAGATGTACGGTTACACCGCGGACGAGGCGATTTCGGCGAGCACTGAGGTGGAGCTCACCAACGCGGCCGGTGCGACCTACACGACCAACGATCTAGCCGCTGGCAATCTGACATTTGAAAACACGGTAACCGGTGTGACCTACACCAACAGCACCGGGCCGGTACCATCGGTGCCCCTGCTCCCGTTCCCGGGCCCGGGCAACACGGTGCTGATGACCGTGGCCGCAAACGAGGCTGGATCTAATGGTAGCGCGGGAGCTGGCGACATTGCCCTTCAGACGGCTCTCCCGGGCGTCACAGCCACGAACGCAACCGCAGCCATTGGCACCGATGACGAGACGGCGCAGAGCATCGTCGCGGGAGCACGGGCCAAGCTCGGGCCGTTGTCACCATCGGGCCCAAAGGACGCCTACGATTCGATCGCCACCGATGCAGAGAAGACGGGTGAGGCTGGCGTGACCCGCTCGCGGACCTATCACGACAGTACAACCGGCGATGTGACCCAGTACTATGCCGGGCCATCCGGGGCTGTGTCGGGGCCAGAGGTGACCGCGGTCAATGCTGCGATCGCCAATTGGGCGACCCCGCTTTGCATCACCCACACGGGAGCAAGCGCGGCCAATATCTCGCAAGCTGTGACCTACGAGCTCTGGCTTTACGACTCGGTTGGCATGACGGACTCTGAGGTCGAGGCGGTGGTTCTGACGGCGCTCCAAGAGCTGTTCGTAGTGCGTCCCATCGGTGGTGATATCAAGGCCGCGGTCGGCACTGGCAAGATCTACCAGTCGATGATCGAGGGCACGATCCGCGCGCTGTTCCCGGGCCACTTCGTGGATGTCGATCTGACCGTGCCAGCGATTGACACAGCCGTAGGCATCAATGAGGTCCCGGTGCTCGGTGTAGTCACTGCAACCGCCATCCACTTTGAGGCTGCACCGGCATGAGAACCTTTCGCACAAGTTTCAAACGGCTCCTGCCGGACTGGCTATCCAAGGAGCAAGGGGAGGCCCTGTGGTGGTCCCTCGGAGTGGTGATTGATGGGTTCCTGCAACGGGCTTACCTCGGCACCGTGGCACGCTTCCCGATCGACGCGCCAGAGGATGCGATGCCGTTCATGTCCCGCGACCGGAAGATCGTCAGGGGCATTAACGAGTCACGCGACAACTTTGCGATCCGGCTCATCCGGTGGCTTGACGATCACCTGACCCGGGGCAACCCCTACGCGCTCATGGAGCAGCTCCAAGCGTACACCCAAGCGGCGACAAGGATCCGCACGGTGGATCGCCGTGGCAATTGGTACACGCTTGACCGGGACGGTACGCGGTCGTTTGTGAGCAATACCGGGAATTGGGACTGGGACGGGATCCCCGACGCTCCGAAGTGGGCACGGTTCTGGGTCATCATCTACCCGGAAGCCATTGCGGCCACTGATGACACGCTTGTCGATGGTGACATGGAGGCTGCCGGGACGGCTGCATGGGGAGCCGTCTCTACCGTCCTGTCAAAGCAAGGCGCGGCGTATGAAGATGCTCAGTGTTTGCGCACTACCGCCACCGTCTCAGGCATCATGACAACACCGGTTGCTTGGCAAGACGTTGAGTTGGTCGTGGGCGCAAACTACACGATCCACGGTAGGGGCAGAGGTGATGGGGTTTTCCCGCCCAAGATGCACGTCTCGGGCGGCGGTGACCTATGGAACGGTACGGCTTCCACGGATTGGCAAGGGTTCGACGTCAACATAACAGCAACCGGTGAAAAGTTGTTTCTCGGTTTTCGCACCCTGGGGGCCAGCGTTGGTACGGAATACGTTGAATTTGATGCCATCTCGATCAGCTCACCAAGTATCCCATGGAGCAACTATGTACCATTCGACGGGGCTAGGCTGTTCGACGGGACGCACATGTACGGCACCACCGCGACACCTGGCGAGGTGTCAACGGTCAAACAGATCGTCAACGACTGGAAGCCAGCCGGAGCACATTGTGAATGGATCATCATCGCCTTCGACGATGACAGCTTTGACCCTACCGACCCGGAGCCGGACGGGACTTGGTATCTCTGGGGCACAGGGGCAAACAGGACGCGCAACCGACTCACCACCGCAATCTACTGGCAAGGGCCTGGGCCGCTACCGGTGACCCCATACGGAGCCATGATTCCATGACCACGGAGCTACACCATGCCGGTTAATTACGCAGGCGATCCGTTACTTTTCCCAGACAACATCGAGCTAGTGACCGGATCCGATACCAACACTCCGGCGATCCAGAACGCAGCCGAGGAAGGGCTTGCCGATCGGACTGCTCAGCTCTATCAGGGCAAGCCTGGAGACCTGCAGGTTCCGTTGGCCGTACCGCTCGCAGCCGTTGGAGCGGCTTGGACATTCCAGGCCGGGACGGTGCTATGGGAGCAGGTCGCGATACCCGGCGGAGATGCGATCCTGTTCGTCTGCACGATGCCGGTGCTAACGCGGGGCGTTGGCACCTACAAGGTCACCGGTCTGGAGTGCCGCGTGAACGGTGCCGGTGGCACAGCCGGCGCTGGTGCCCATGGCGCGAACAAGCCGGCCACGATGCCACAGGTGACCCTATCGTCCCGTAGTGATCAGGTGCTAACCAACCACGGCACCACGGTTGATAGCTCTGGCAGTGCAGCGGCTTACGACATCCCCCATTCGATCGTTCACACGCTGGCCCCTGCCCAGGCCGTGTACTGGCGCCGAACGTTTTACGTGCTCTTTGAGGGCGAGGCTGGGGCGAACGCCGTTGCCAACGCTCTCACCCTCTACGATATCAACCTGCTACTGGAACAGATCTGATGGCCACCAATTGGACCGACTTACTGGCTCAGCTGCTATTCGGTGTGCGCTACGTCTACCAGTGGGGCGTCGAGTTGACCGAACGCGACTCGCTTGATTTTCTCATCCCGCTAACGGCGGTGGACAACGCGATCACGGGCCGCACCGAGATCGACATCCTCCCGTCCGCGCTTGCTCCCCACGTCTACACCAACGATGTGGTTTGGGTCGATGGTGTGTTCGGCACAGCCTCCGGTCCAGCGGCCGACATGGCCACCCCGTACGCCACGATCACGCAAGGCATGGCCGCGGCGGTGGCGTTGCTCCCGACGCTGTCTAATCCGGTAGTCGTGATGGTGCACCCCGGGATCTATACCGAGGCGCCGCTCACCATCCCGGCGTTTGTGACCCTCCAATCCGTGGGCGGTGCGAGCGCCACGATCATCCAGGCCAGCGCCGCCGCCGGGGTGCTCATCACCGGCACGGGCGATGCCTGGCTTAAGGGCTTTACTCTTCAAGGCGCAAACGCTGCCGGCACCGGGATCCGACTGACGACCGCTGGGATCTTCTGGGTCGATGATGTCGATATCTACGACTGCGAAACCGGCGTGAACGTCGACGGGGCAACGGCCACGATCAACATGGCCTATACCAACATCGAGCGGCGTGATGCTGGCGAGACCGTTACGATCGGGATCCTGGCGACCAATGGCGGGCTGTTCATCGGTGACAACATCTCCGTTGTGGGCGTCCCCGGAGTCGCGGTGGTCACCAACGGGCTGCAATCCATTGGATCTGGCTCTTTCGTCAACATGCACAAGTTTTTTCTGCTCGCTTGCACCACTGGCGCGCAGGTCACAACCGGTGCAAAAATCAAGATGCTCGATGGCGATATCGTCACCTCTACGACCGCTATGCATATCGCGGCCACGAGTGGCATCCTCGCAGTCAACAGTGTGCAAATGCAGTCGTCGGCCACTTGGGACCTGCTAGTCGAGCACGCTACAGCCGTGGTGATGTCCAGCGGTATCGCCATCGACGGCTCCAAGGTCTCAATCACATCCGGTGCAAGCTGGGTCGGTAGCTGGGTCAACACGCAAGAGAGCGACGCCGGCATGACCATCGAGGGCGAGCTCCACGTGGGCAGCCACTTGCGGCCAGCCGAGACGGCAATGGGCGGCGGCGACAGCCACACGCTCGGCATGGCGGCACAGACCAACACTAATCTAGAGGTTGGAGCGTGGAACGATCTGACCGCGATCCTGGCGAGCGCATCCGGTAGCGTTGCAGATCTATTTCCCGCGCTCATTGTCGGGAGCACGTTCTACATCGGTGGAGACGAGCCGTTCCCAGGGCTCAAGATTGACGCGACGATCGCCACGGTGCTCGGCGGCGGAGACATCGAGACCGAGTACTGGAATGGAGCCGCGTGGGTTGCATTCCAGTCGATGACCACCGCGGCCGATGCGAGCTATGACAGCTACGGTGACGAGCTAGTACCAGATGCCATCTCCTTACAGATGCGATTTGGTCTCATGCCATCATGGGCCACGAAGGCGCTCGATGGGACTACCAAGTATTGGGTCCGGTTCAAGGTCACCGTTGGCGCTATCACGACCAGCCCGCGAGCTGAGCAATGTAAGCTCCATACCAACCGAACCGAGGTCAACGCCGATGGTTTCGTGGAACACTTCGGCAACGGTCGACCGGTGGTGGTTTACGATCTAGATCTGGAAGCATGGGCTGGAGCCGTCACCCCGGGCAGCCAGGACATCGCCTACGGGACCAACCTGATCATTGGACACGATAAGAACAGTTTTCCGAACGCTCAAACCAAGAACCTGGGCAGGGGCTGGTCCGTCCCACTCAACATCGACACGAGCCTACCGATGACGCTCGAGATCGAGTGGCATCCGAGCACGACCAACGCCGGTGACATGACCTGGAATATCTACTCTCTCGCCCACGCGGACGGCGACGTGCTAGCCCATGCACTAGCAGGGCCCTTGACCGAGACGCTATCCACGGAGACGGCCGCAGCGTCTGGCGTGGCGTATCAGGGAGCTCTCAGCGAGCACGACATAAACATTCCAACGGTGGAAGGGAAAAGTAACTACACGCTGGCAATGATGATCGAGCGCAAGGGCGGTGTGGATACGTTCACCGGTGCCGCCGTCGTCCGTAGCATCCGACTCCGCGCCACCGCTTGGCGACAATAGGAAAATGAGACCATGAGCCATCCCGAAAACCTCCCCTACAAGTCCGCTCACGACTACACCACCGCCGGAGCTACGATCAACCTGGTCACCGACACCACAAATGGGCCCGGGGGCATCGCTCGCCGGATCCTCGTCGGGACCGCCGGCACTGTGGTCTTGCTCTATGCCAACGGCAAGACCGGGACACACGTGATTGGTGCGACTGACCTCGCCACCTCTTGGGCCGTGCTCGAGGCTCACGAGGTCAACTCCATCATGGCAGCCACCACCAACGGACTGCGCATCCGGGTGAGCTGGTAGGATGACCATCGTTGGGCCAGGCGTTGGAGCGGGGTACATACTCGCAGCGCTAGCCGCTGGGCAAACGCCAGTACTCCCCGTCACCGCGGGCAACATCCTCTGGCTGAGGGCGGACCGTGGTATCGCGCGGACCGGCGCGCAGGTGTCCGGGTGGGCGGACTTCTCGGGCCAGAACAACCACGCCGCTCAAACGGTCGCGGCGGATCAGCCTGAATGGGGTGCAGCATCGGGTGTCAATGGCACGGCTGGGGTGACGCTGGACGCAGCCAATACGGAGTGGATGAATCTCGTCGGAATGACCGACGCATCAACTAGCTACACCGCGTTCTGCGTCTTAGAACAGACGGGCGCCACGGCGGGCTCATCATACGCCGTGCTTGGCATGGGAACGCCTGATTCGCTTTGGTCTGCACGAGCTAACCAGGTCGGCATCAACGATGGATCAGATCGCCTTAGTGGCGGCATGATGAACGGTGAGCAGTGGCTTGAATGGCACTTAGACAGCGGCGCGCCGTCTACCAGCATGTTCCGCGACGGGTCGCAAATTGGCGAGGTTGGTGTCCTTGGCACAATCGACTGGGCTAACACTAAGGTCGGACGTCGTGCCGACGCTGGCACGGCTTACCTCAACGCCACCATCAGCGAACTCATCGTATACAACCGCATCCTCTCAGCTGCCGAGCTTGCGCAGGTTCGGGCCTACATCGCAGCACGGTACGCCTTGGCATGGGACATCAACAGCATCGCAGGCGATATCCTTTGGCTACAGGCCGACGCTGCGAATATCACCGTAACGGGCGCAGGCGTCTCGACGTGGGTTGACCGCTCGCCCGAGGGCAATCACGCTTCGCAGGCAGCCGATGCCGATAGGCCCGCGTGGCTCGTTGCGGGCGGGGTCAACGGGCTCGGCGGGGTCGAGTTCGATGCTGCTAACACCGAGTGGCTAGACACCACCGGCATGGCCGACGCGTCGAACGACTACACCGTTTTTGCTGTCCTGAATCAGACGACCACGGCGGCAACCCAGACGCTCCTGAGCAACGATGCGGGTGAGAGCCTGTTGTCGCTGTCTACCGTCGGCACCGTGTCCGTGGGCGGGCAAGATGGCACAGCCGTGCTTGAGGCATCGTTGCCTATCACAGGCGACCAATGGCTCGAGATGAGTTGGCGGTCCGGCACGACCGCCGTAGAGGGCTACCGTAACGGGTCAAGCATCGGCACCGACACGTACGACGCGGGCTCAGTCTACGCGGCAGGCGGCTCTGCAATCGGGGCCGTGACGGGCGGTGCGGCGGAATACGCCGACTGCGTACTCTCCGAGCTCATCGTCTTCAACCGCCTGCTTACCGCAGAAGAGACGGCCGCAGTACGGGCCTACATCGCCACGCGGTATGCGCTCGCGTTCTCGCCGCTCTCCGTGGCTGACGCTGTCGTGTACCTCGAGCCAAGCGCCGCCAACATTACCCTCAACGGGGCCGATGTCGCCTCGTGGGCCAATCTGGGGAGTGGCGCGGACTTTGCGCAGGGCACGGCGGCGCAGCAACCGTTGTACGTTGCGGGGGCGCTCCCGAGGCTGACGTTGACTGAGGGCGACTTGCATCACTTGGTCGGTCCAAATGTTAGCGCTCTGTTCAACAATGTACCGTATTCGCTGATCGCGGTGAGCGCTGCCAATGGAGCAGGTACTGACAACATAATCGGCAACAACGCGGTGCCGAGATTCTGGATGGGCGCAAGCTATTGCGGCTATGACGCTGTGCCCGAGTTGTTGACGTATGCGCGCAACAACAACACGGCGGTGCGTCATTTCCTAAACGACGGCGTAAATTGCACCTATCGCGAAAACGGCGCGCAACTGGACACCGCTGTGCGCGCCCCGGCTGCAGCGAGCGCAACCCCGCTTACACTAGGCCAAGGTCGTGGCCTTTACATGAACGGCGATTTCTACGAGATGGCAGCCTATGACCGCGCGCTGACCGCTGAAGAAATCGCCTCACTCGAGACGTACTACTCCACCAAGTACGCGAGCGTTATCCCATGACCCACATCACCGGCACACCAGAGGCAATCACCGCAACCCTCGCGAGCATCGACAAGCTCATGGACATACCGTACGAGGCCGATACGATCGACATGCCACCCGAGCACGAGCTCCCGGCGGGGTTCGAGGTCCCGGACGGTTTTGGGCGGACGTTGCATTACGCCACGATCGTCGAGCACCCAACCGACTCGAAGCAATGCGCGATCGAGGTGGACGCGGCTCTTGTCATGGCTCTCGCGGGTCCGGCAGCGGACCGGCTCACGGTGGGGGAGGTGATCGCGCTCGCGGCTGAGGTGGACTCGGCCAATACGCTACCAGGGGACTGGACGCCGAAAGATGCCGAGGAGCTGCCGGCACCGATTGAACCCATCGAAAGGCCAATCTGAGATGAACACGGACACGATCCAGATCGCATTGATCGGAGTAGTCGGGACAGTGGTGCTAATCAATACGGTCGCGCCGCTCATCCGCCGAGCCATGACAGCCAGAAACGGCGACAAGCCCACGGTGCAGGTGACGCAGCACCAGGGCGATGCCGTCAACACCGGGCGACATGCCGCGATCGATACCATCACCCCGCGGGAGTGCGAGGCCAGGCACGAGGGCATCGAGCACCGAATCGAATCGCTCGAGAATGGAGTGTCCGAGATGAGGACTGATATCCAGTCTACCCGGGACATTGCGAAGCAAATTTTGGACAAGGTAAGCTGATGAACGAAACACTATGGATCGCCCTACTCGTGGCCCTGACGATGATCGGTGGCAGGCTCGCCAAGCTCTACCCCCGGCTCCCCAAGGGCCTCATGCCGGCGGTGGCGCTGCTCATCGGTGCTGGGCTCTACCTGGCCAAGGCGGCGCTACTCGACGGTGTGCCGGTGGCTGATGCGCTCGTGTCCTGGCAGGTCCTGGTAACCGGTGCCGGTGCCATCGTGGGCCACGACCTGATCAAGCCGGTCCTGAGTCGATGGCTCGGCGAGGATTGGGCTGTCATCATCATGGGTCGGCTCGATGCCCGGCAGCCCAAGAAACAACCGGGGGTCGCCGTTGGTTACAAAGGCCAGATGGGGCAGCTGCTGATCATCATCTCGCTGGCTCTCGGTGCGTCTGGTTGCCAGCTCGTGGGGCCAGCTCTCGCCGCGCTACAGACGGCGGTCACCTCGGCGCAGGGTAGCCAGTGGCTCGGCTCCGTGCTGGGGCAAGCTGAGAAGGGGTCGGAGGCGTACTTCGACCGCCACCCCAACTTGGACAGGCAACGAGACGTGGAGGCCGCTCTGAGGGCAGTGTGGGGCTATCTGGCCATGCACGACCGCGCGCTTGCCATGGCTGATGCGATCGACTCCGGGGACGCCGGGGCTATCCGTGCCGAGCTGCTCCAGAGCTGGGGCGTGCTCCGGGCCATGCTGGACTCGATGGGCATCCTCGATGCTCGCCCGCCGGCCGGTGGTGCCGAGGGCTCTGGACCCATGCCGGTGCCGCTGAGCCTCCCCTCGCTGACCGAAGTAGACGCGAGACTGTGATGGGATTCGAGCTGCTGACCGTGACCGATGCGGTAGCGGTGGTGCTCCTCGCGGTGCTGCTTGTCGCCGCGGGGTTGCTGCCGTCTGAGGATGACCGGCGATCCAGGGCTCGGAGACGGTTGTGATTGTGGCCAGCCGGCGGGGCTACCCTCTCCGCTAAGAGAGGACCCCGACGGGTTCCCGGCGCGACCGGGGCCAAGAACAATGTAACACAGGGACACCATGACCGACCACGATCACCTACCAGACACAGGACAGCACACCAGCAACCCTGCCCACGTCCAGCTCCATGACTGCGGCTGGCTCCGTCTCCCGTCCGGGGTCGAGGTGGCGATCCTTTGGGACTCGGAGCACCAGCTACTGGCGCGGCTCGGGTGGTCCGCAGCTGACGAGTGGTGTTCTGTTCATGGCTTCCGGCTGCCATCCGTCGCCGAGCTGCGAGAACTCCACACGGTGGGCCCCCACGTCGAACCGTACGCGCTCCCGACCGTGGCCATGTGTCGAGCTGCCGGCGTCCCTCACAACGCCCAGAAACAAGCCTGGAAGGACTACCACAATCGGTGCATGCGATCGCTTGGGTGGTGTGCTCGCCATGACAGCGAGGTGCTCCGGCGCTGTGACGAGGCTGGAGCCCTGGCTGTGTCGTGCAACAGCAAACACCACTACGACTCTCCTCGCGGTATCTACGGCGCGATGAGCCGCAACGGGGTGCCGATACAGGAGCCCTACGACAAGCACGGCGCAACCTGGACGAGCTACATGCTCACCACCGTGGTTGCGCGAGTCGCTCAGGGCGATTCTGAGCCTGTTTCGGGTGGCGGCGACACTGAGCCCGTGCCCAGCTCTGGGGACGCTCCTACCCCTGACCAGTGGCGACCGGTGCTGCGTCGGGGCATGACCGGGCGTGACGTGCGAGCATGGCAAGCTGTGTTGTCCGACGATGCCTATGCCATGGCGACAGATGGCGACTTCGGACCCATCACCGAGATAAACACCGTTGACTGGCAGGAGTGCCGGGAGCTCCAGGCTGATGGCGTTGTGGGGCCCATCACCAGAGCGGCAATCGGATCGCCTCCGGTACCGGTGCCCGACCCATACGAGCCAGAGCCGCTTGTGGTGGTGCCAGAGGCGAGCATCCTACTGCCCGACCCCATGCTGATGCTCAAGGCCAAGAACTACACCAGGGGCCACGTCGCTCGGGACTGGTTTATCCTTCATAGCACCGAGGGCGGTGTGAGCGACTGGGCGCCGCTTGGTATCGCCAGGTGGTGTGCTGGCCAAGACTGGGCAGGGCGTCCCGTAGCGGCTCCGCGCGCGTCGTGGCACTATGTGACCGGCTCTCATCCCGACCCCTACCACGGCGTAATCCAGTGTCTGTCGGAGGAGCACACCGCCTGGACAGCGGGGCGGCGACGGGCGAACGAGCGTGCGATCCAAGTCGAAATGAACGGGCAGGCCATGAGCAGCGACTGGTTTGGTCCATCGATGGAGCCGACCGTGCGACGTACCGCTGCGCTCTATGCCCGAGCTGCTGCCCGGTGGGACATGCCCATTCGCGAGGTGTCCACCGATGAGCTGCGGGAGGCTCGGCGCATGATCGAAGCTGACCCCACATGTGTGCTGCCTGAGCGGTGTCGCGGCGGTATCTCACATGCCGACGTAACCGAAGTGTGGGAGGTCCCTGGCGGTCATCAGGATCCCGGCGGGCCGGGCGATAGGCGCTGGCCATGGGATCTCGTGCTCGACATGGTGCGCGCGTCGGGGTAGGCTCACCGCCTTGGCTGAATGCTCACTGGAGCGACCCCGGGCGGCGATGGTGCTACCCGGGGTTTTTTGCGTCCAGGAGCCGAATTAGCCCATGGATAGGATCGAAGGGGATAAACAGGGTCCAGTCTTCTATCCGCGTCAACCCGTCGCGGGAGGGATGCGGGTCGTGGATTGTCTCGCCGCCGTATGTCACGACCGCATGGTTTCCTCGGCTGCATACGCCCCCCGCGATGGCCCACCCCGCTGGTGTAAATTTCTCGAGCCACAGCGGGTAGAACCCAAATGGCTCAAGCCACTTCTCGAAGCGCTCGGACCACGATCCGGGTCCCATAAACCAGGGGACTCGCTCCAGCGATAGCTCGAGAATAGACGCTACGCACGCCGAATAACAGTTACCCTTTGCCTGTCCAAATACGGTCTGATCAACCGGGATCACGATGCCTCCGCGACGAGTAGCCGGGCCTGTAACAGCCGCTTGCTCTGATCGTCATCCAGGCCGTTCTCGCGCTTCTCGGTCTCCAGCTCGTCGATCTCCAGCTCCAGCAGCATCGTCAGAGCCGATACGGTGTCGTCCAGCTCCAGCCACTGGCCATCGATGCGCGCCTCTGCGACGTAGCTGGCGGCAGCTGAGGCAATGCTCTCATGGCCCGCGATCGTGTCGTCCAGGGTGCGCGTGGTGCGCGTGGTCTCAGGGGCGAAATACTCCGCTGCGTCCCAGAACGAGGCGACAAACTCGTACGTCATGGACTCATCCAAGAGGGACTCCAGCTCGTGCTGTAGCTCGTCGGTCTTGTCGGCCCAGACACCCACGTTGTTGCTGCCATCCCATAGGATCCCCAGGTAGCAGGCGGCGATGGCCTTGAGCTGGGCATCATGGTCGCGCAACCACGACTCCAGCGACTCCGCTACGGTGGACTGGGGCACTGAGCCGAGGCCGATGTGGATCCGCTGGTGCACGCTCAGGGGCCATTCCGCGCCATACGCGCAGAGGTTGTAGATGAGCATTTCCTCCGGGTCGAGGTAGAGCCGGATCGTGCCTCCGCTGGCTGTGCCGTGGTAGTCGTCCAGATCGTAGGTGATCGCGGTTGGGGTGGACTCGGGGGCTGGCTCGGTGGTGGTTGTGGCTGATGCGTTCATGGGCTCGGTCTCCTTCAGGAAGGCGTCAAGGCGCCGTTGGTCGTCAGCTGTCCAGGGGTCGGTGAAGAGTCGAGCGAGTGTCATGCTTTGGTGAGTAGCTCAAGAAGTGCCATCACGCTGGCTCCGCTTAGCGTGATGTGGTTGTTGTACTTGTTGGTGGCCTCGATTCCGAGCCGCTCAACGTTAGAGGTGCGAGCTCTTCGCGGAACTTTCGATGTGTGGGGGGAGGACTCGCAGATACCGAATGACGTGGAATCGTCCTTGGCGAGGCGCCTGGGTCGTCATCCTCAACCATCGCGTCAAGCTCGTCCAGCAGCTCGGTGGCCGCATGGATCTGCTCCGTCAGGATCTTCCGCGCCCGCAGCACCTCCAGCCGCCACCCGTTGCCGCCGCCGGAGTAGGCACCTGGCAGCCAGACGATGGGGTGCTGCTGATGGATGTGCGCCTCGAGCTTGGCGGCGTACGTGGCCACGACACGCCGGTTGACCTTAAAAGCCAATGTCATCATCAGCTCCGTACGCTTCCGGGGGTAGGTCCTCGTCGCTCCTATTGCTCTGCTGGCGCTCTGGTTCTGGCGGTGGCGCATCCTGCTTTGACGACTGCTGCTGAGCCAGCACGGTACCCATGAGCCGCTGGGCAAACGCAGCTCGCTGCCCCTGGTCCATCGGTTTCTTGAGCTCGAGGTGTGGGTTGCCGACACTGTTGACCCATCGAATTCGAGGCCACATCTTGCTCGGATCTTCACGGTCCGGCTCGTGTTCAACGACAAGCTCCACATCGTTGCAGAGGATCTTCCCGTCGTCGCCGTCAACCTCGCCGATGTCAGTCCCTTGCCATCCACAGCTGCGCAGGGCCCTGAGCGTGGTGTCCGTGGTCTTCTCCGAGAAATACCCCTTCCACGTGAGCATGTGCCCAGACTCGAGCTTGAATCTGACCGCGACCTGTTCGTTGCCCGCGTTCGTGTAGCCGAGCTGGCAGTGGGTGGCGTGCCCCTTGTATGTTCCTATTTCGATCATGATGCGATTCCGATCTCCGCTTTCACGCGGTCCACTAGTTTGGTGAGCTTGACAGCCGATTTGCGGCATTTGTTGATGGCGTTGGCCAGTACCTTTTGACGTGCATCCGGTAGGCTGGGCTTGAGCTGTTCTAGCTCGGCGACGAGGGCGGCTGGCTCTGCTGGCTTGCCGATGGCAGCCACGAACGCGTGCCAGTCCAGCGGGAGCCGCGCCGGCAGGTCGTAGCGATTCTTGGCCACCCACGTGGCCCGGCGTTGGGTGTGCAGGATGCGGGCTCCTCCATCGGTGGGGTTGATGCCCTTGGCTAGGGTCTTGTCGCTGGCT